GTTACGAACTCTAAGCTGCTGTTTGAATAAGTCTTTGTTGTTCCATCAGATGTGATCACACTGAATTTACTTGGATGATTTCCGGTAAACTTAATTGTCAAACCGGCAATATCGACTTTCTCTTTGAATGTCATTTTCACAGAAAAACTACTGGAAAACAGGTTCTTCGAAACAATTCCAGCCGGTTCATACTGTGATGCAGCATCCGGCAGGAATCTCATTGATCCGTCCAGTAACCAGAAATTGTTCTCGTATGTTGCATACTGTGGCAGAGCTTCTTTCTGCGTGAACACTCCATCAAAATCAGAGAATCCGGCATACTGCGTTTGATTGCTCAGTACTGCTTGACTCTGCGCTGAATCATTGACCACACCAAGGCTCACCTTCATGTAAGACGGATTTCTTATTGGATTTTTCATCGACTCTTTATAAGTATCTGAAACTTCGTACATCCTACCACCCCGCATCAATTATGTTTACTTTACAGTTCAAATACTCTGTAACTCGTCCTTCTTCATCGTACTTGAACGCATCTGCACTTCTATCTCCGGGATACATAGTAAGTGTGATCCAGTTATTTGTCACCATATCCCAAAATCTTACAGTTACAAGAAATTTTTCAAACTCTTGTAGCATGGAAGACCAAGTGGCCGCATCTAAATGCGGCCACTCTAATGAATCTATTTTTCGGTTGTCTCGTCCAATCCTTTGTCCAACGAATTTATTGGAAGTATTTCTCGCTCCATTTACAGCTGTCGTAACGATAAAGTTCGGATATCGTTTCGGAGCTGGAAAATCTTTACCGTTTACTTGTATAAACTTGCTAATGTGTCTAGCTGCCATATCTTCATCTCCTACACGGTACTAAAACTATATCCAGAATTTCGGCTTCCTCTTGAAAGCTGCTTATTCACTTTTTTACTGTCAAGTCTTGTTGAAGTATCCTTCTTCAAGATTTTCTCTTGATTTTCAATAACCTGTCTCAGAAGGGCGTTTGTTTCGTCATTTGCACGCTCAACGCCTTGACTGATTCCGTTTGTAATCTGCTGATTATTCGCAACCACGTGGCGATTGCCTATGCTTCCAATGTATTCAGAACCGAATCCCTCTTCATTAGCCACATATACCTCGCCATTTATAGGCATTCCTCCGGTTTTGTAGCCTTTATATCCACGTGCCGTCCATCCGTTATACAGACTTCCGTATCTCCTAACCGTGTAATTGATCGCGGCAATCATGTTTGATAGCGGATCATAGATGTTTGTGTCATATCCAGCCATTGCATTCGCATGGAAAGTTGGATCAATGACCTGCATCAATCCTTTAGACGGAATTCCTCTAATAGCATTGATATCCCAGTTATTGATGGCGTTCGGATTTCCACCTGATTCATGCATCATCTGAGTCAGCAAAGCATTTAAGTTTGCTTCACTAAACTGATGCGTCAGCATAAGAGCCTGTTTTGCAAGGCCTCTCCACTGCTCCACGCCCGCAGACGGCTTATAATCAACAGCTCCAAAGCTATCGAAAAACCCCTTCACTTTCTCCACTGCCGTATCAAACACAGAGTTCACTGCTGATTTTGCAAAAGATAATCCCGGCTCGAATGCATCTGTTAAATCAGTGAACTTATCAATCGCAACTTCAAGAAGTTTTTCTGGATCTTTTATGTACTGGAACACATTGTTCGCAACACTACTGATCTTATCGATTGTGTTCCCGAAGAAATTTCCAATCCCTGACTTGTATTTCTTAACTCCTGTCATTCCCATCAACGCTGCTGTTTGACCAGCCGGCATGACCTTCGTTCCCTTCGGCATAGGGAGAACAACATTTCGCCCTGTTGGAATTACCGTTTTTCCATTCGGAAACTGAACAAGCTCTCTGTACATGTTTCCCGGCTGATCATTTACGATTCCGAAAGAATCTTTCGCAACTCCACTGGTTCCGTTTGCGTAATTCTTTAAGCCGGAAATATCGATCAAATCCCCATCTCCGCCTAATTTTCCATAAACCCAGTTCACCGCTTTAGCGATTGCTTTTACCGCGCCCAAAACAGGTGATTTAATCCATCCAGCTACCTTGCCGAAGTAATCGCCAACATTGTCGAAAATTGATGTGATTCCGTTATAGGCGGACTTGAAAATATCCTTGAACCACTGTGAAATGGAACGCATATTTGTTTTGATGTCCTCACGCCGCTGACCGAACCATGAACCGATGTTCGAAAACGGAGCATTTGCAAGCAATCTACTGCTTTTGAACTTATTGCTGAACCAAGTGCTGATATTCTGCATATTGTTTTGAATATCATTCCTTCTATTTCCAAACCATGTACCAACATTTTGAAAAGAAGAATTTACCTTTGACCTTGCGTTCTGATATTTTGTTGCGAACCAAGTATTGATGTTACTCATGTTATTCTGAATATCAGTCTTTCTCTGTCCGAACCAACTTCCAACATTCTGAAATGCTGAGTTCACATCTTTTCGAGCAGAAGTGTATTTTTTCAACATCCACGGTTCAATATCTTTCATTCCGTTTTGAATGTCAGTTTTTCTGTTAGAAAACCACGAACCAATATTAGAAAATTGGCTCTCAGTGGTTTTTCTTGCTGAACCAAACTTTTTGCCAAACCAACTTCCGATGTCATCAAACTTCTTAAAAATAGAAGTTTTGATTCTTCCGAATGATTCTGGTATTTTTGTTTCTTCTCCGCTGATTCCTTTTAAAATGTCAGTGATAATATCTTGACCGTATGCAAATAGTCCCAATCCAGACACTGGTGGTAAAACGAACTTAGGGAGTTTAATTTCTACCTTTCCACCGGTAAGCTTGTCTGCAAGTTTTTGCATCGCACCCCTAAGCAAATCGTTCGGTAAATTTACAATTGCTTTTTCGAAAGAACGTGCAAACCCGATCAAATCCCACGTAATCTTTCCCCAGTCAATTCCACAAATTAAATCCACCAAATCTTGTCCGATATCCTCAAACACCTTATCGTTCTGTAATCCATCGAGGAATCCTGTTATCCCTTCCAGTAATCCAGTAACGAAATGACTAAATGTTGCTCCTGTAAGCCCGGCATCCCATGTTGTGAAAAATCCTTTCAAACTACTCGCTAGCGAATTTCCGAAGTTCTTCCAATCGAAATTAATCTCGAATGAATTCACGGAATGAAGTGCAGTATTGATAGCTCCAGCAATTGTGCTTCCAAGGTCAAAAAAAAGACGTGGCGAAATCAGTCCATTAAGGAATGTTGCCAAGTCTTTTCCAAAATTATCTGCCTTATGGTAAACCATGTTCCACGGAATGCTTTCCATTGCAGAGCTGAGTTTATTACCAAGCATCTTGCCGATATCTGTAAAATCAGAATTCTTTACGGCATCTTTGAACATGTCAGCCAGTTTATTCATTGAGTTTGAAACTTCCACTGTCTCAAACATATCAGATGGTGACGGACCAGACGAATCACCGGAAGAGCCACTTCCAGAAGAACCGCTATTACTGCTCGGCTGGATGATATTAAGTTCATCAATTCCAAGCGTATAGTTCTGTAAATCTTTTATCGATTTCGAAGCATCATCAGCTGACTTTTTCGTAGTATCAAGACTATCTGCGTAGTTCGACCAAGCTTTTTTAGCTTGAACTACATATCCTTTTCCGGTAAGAGCAGCTGCAAACTGTCCTACCGCATTCAGGGCACCTGCCACCATATCAATGAATTTTGAAATATAAGGTCCGACTACATTAATAATCGGAGCGAATGCCGCCGCCCATGCATTTTTCAGATACAGTAATGATGAAACAAGTCCTGAAATACTTTTGTTATATTCCGAACTGTACTGCACAAGATTGTCAGAGCCTTCCTTGACTGCCTGCTTAATCCGGCTTATCATTCCGAAAATACTGGAAAACAAAATGGACGAACCGATCATTCGTCCAAGATTCATTCCATTATTTCGTTTTCCTCCATCGCCGCTCATTAGCTCTCTAAGAGTTCTGAATGGGTGGATTGCTTTATTTGCCATATCTTTCGCATTCTTAATGGCATTTTTCACATTGTCATAAGACTTTTTAGCCTTATTGACTTTATTTGCCGATCCCTGAATCGAATTAGAAAGCTTTTTAAATGCACTAGCATCTGAAACAATCTTCTTTGGGCTCATGCCATCCTTAAGATTTTCGTACCTTTTCAGTTCTCTTTGCATTACAGAAAGGCTCTTAATTTCTTCGTCAATAGAATCAGCATTACTGACCGGATCCATATATAACTCAAGAATCAGATTCTTTGTTCTCTCAATTTCATTCTGGAGACGAGTAATTGTTGTGTCGATTCCAGAAGTATCAGGAACATCAATCTGCATACTGGATTTACTTAAACTTCTTAATTCGGAAATTTTTGCTTTGATTTTCTCGATCCCTACGATAGATCCAGTATCATCCATTTTAAGGAAATCAGAAATCCTTCCGGCTGTCCCGATTGCTGAATCTTTGAATACTCCAGGCAGTTTTTTTAAGTTTGGGAGTTTTCCATTCTCATCCATACGGAAAGCATTTTTTATTCCATTCGCTAAAGACTGTTTTTCGACTTTTTGAGTTCCATCTCCAATAGCAGCAATTTCTTTATGTGCCTTTTCTGCTTGCGTAGAAACTTCTTTTAAAGATACCTGCATCTTTTCAAAAGCAGCGTTCGCACTTTTTCCTGCTTCATTAGATCCATCTGAAATAGCTTTAATTTCCTTGTTTACATCCTCGGCAGCATCTCCGCTTCTATTGATCGTCATTTCCGGTCTTTTAGCTTCCAGTCTTCCAAGAGTTTCCGTTGCATCATATACAGCATTTTCATACTGATGCATCTGCATGATTTTATTGTACCACTCTTTTCCGCCAAGCTCGTCAGTGCCTTCAAGACTAATCATATTGCTAATAGCCTGCTTTGTGCGGATATACGCGTTTTCATTCTTTGCAATAGAATCTTGAAGAGATTTTGTATCCATAGACGAAAAATCAGTATCCAACCGTGAATCTCTGAATTTCTTATTAATCTCGGCATAAGGAAGTTTTGGAAACTTTAAGTCAGAACGACTCTGCTTTTGGTTATCTGTTCTACCAGCTCTTGAAATGTCTCTAAACATGCCCTGAGCACGCTCAAGACCAGATAAATCCATATTCGCTCCGAATAGTTCAGAGAAAGATTTTCCAGCATCGTCAATACCTTTTAAGGATTTTTCAAAGTTACCAGATTCAGCTTTCGCTTCTTTAATTCCTGCTGAGATCTCACCAACTCCAGAAATGACAGATTCATAAGCGTCCTGTTCCATCCATTCTGGTTTATAGAAAGAATTGCTTGTACGATAAAATTCTTTCAGTGCATTTTCCATCTGATAGAATTCATCTTCAACGCTATATGCTTCTTTCAGAATAGTTGGAAACTGTTCTCTTAATTCCTGATAGATTGAATCAAGCTCAATGCCACTCTTTGTAGAAATTTTCTGTTGAGCAAGCGGGGTTCTCTGCTTATAATCATCTCCAAGAGATTTTGCCGTCTCTGGTGAAATTCTGATTTTTCCAGTTTTCTTAATCCAGCTATAGAGATTCTGATACTCGTCAGATGTAGATTTCGCAATCTGACCGTTCTTCGCAGTAATTCTGCCAAGTTCTTCAATATCGTCCGAAAAGCCTTTATATGGATTCCCCGCATTAGCAGATAGCCCTTTAGAGATCTTTCTTGTCAGATTTTCTACCTGATTTTCTACATCTTTTCCAGAAAGATTAAGATTAAAACTTTTGATGAGATCATCCGCAACCTTTTTGCCAAGGTCTTTTGCAGACTTCTCCATAGCGGGTCCCGAGAACAATTTATCGATGTTGACACCTTTAAGAGATACTGCTCCTTGAGCAACCAGCATACAGCGCTCAAGAGATTCTGCTACTCTATCAATTTTCTTTTCAAGCGCCGACATAGCTCTATTCGCTCTGCTGGCTTCTGCTTCAACGACTATCTCTAATTTGTCAACTTCGTTTTCCATTGTTCTCACCTCTATTCCTTATTTGCAGCTCTCGCCCATGCAGCAAAATTCAATGCTGCGATCTGCGTATTCTCTTGAATAATTTCTTCTACTTCATCATCAGATAACTCGCGTTCATCGATATCGCCAACCAGCATATGCTTATCCGGATAAGTAGCATCTTTCGACAGGACGCATCCAATAGCTCTAATAACATACATTCCATGCATCCATGCGGACACGTCTTGCATGACTGCATTTTCCCTGTCTCGCAATTCCTCTTGTTTCTTGTAGACATTCAATGCTTTCGGAGTCATATTCCAAAATTCAGAGTAAGAAATCCCGCATCTCGCAGCTATAGGCAGCCAATACTCATATATAAACTGAGTAAAGCTCGTTGCCTTGATTACTCTTCCTCTTCTTCCGTTTTCTCTGTCTTCGTCTTCTCCTGAGTCTCCTGCTCGTCCATCTTCTGTGTCAGACCGAGCATCTTTTGGAAAAAATCAGATTCGGAAACCGCATCATAAAATGCATTCGTAATGTCAATAACATTTCCACCGCCAAGAACATGCTGAGTGATAAGATGTTCAGCTTCTTCACGATCACAATCAGCAGCCACGCAAACAAATCCCATAGCAATAAGCATTAGCTGTTTCTTTCTGAAAGCATCAAGAATCGAGAATCCCTGTTCTTCCATCTTCGTGTACTCAGCAAATTCCATTTCTTTTACTTTGTATGTCTTTCCATTAATTTTTACTTTTACCATTTGACGTTCCTCCACTTAATTCAAAAAGAGTCGCAAATTAATGCGACTCTTGTATTAGCTACTTTTCAAGATGATAGAATTTCCTTCCATGTCCAGAATGAGCTCGCCTAGCATATCCAACCACGGACTATACTGAGGGAAAGGCTTTTGACGCAGCCTCATCAGCGATCTTGGAATCTCTTGTGATAGAAATTGTCATTTCACGTGCTCCGTTGACCTCGCCACCATTAACTCTTACATTCAGATATCCTGTCCATGAGAACTGACCGTCTGCTCCATTTGCTCCAAAATCAAGCTGAAATACCTGTTTCTTTCCAGCCACATCCTTAACAGCTTTGTATGCTGTCGGAGTGTAGTTCGCTGTGAAATCCATATCATCAGCAGAACGAACTCCCGGAATGGAAGCTTCATCTTCATCTTCCATATCGGTTACTGCAATTTTCTCCGGGGATCCTCCAAGATCCGGGTAAGATTTAATTTTGCACAGTTTTGCAACGCTTGCTCCTGTGTCTCCGGCTTTCAATACTGTATTAATCGTATTTAATGCTTTTACTTCTGCACTAGCCATTTTATCCATCCTTTCTACCGCTAACTAATGCGGTCAGCGAATACCTCGAATTGGTATCCGGTGCAATTTCATACTATAATAGGAAGCTTTGCGTTTCCTATATCTCGAATTCCTCTATTTCATCGACTGACGATACGATTCTACTGAATCTCGCCAGCATACGGCGAATGTTCGTATCTGATGCATTTTTCACGGGTTTCGGACCATACGATCTTACATATCCCATAATTCTCATAGCATCACAACATTGATTTATGATATTCTTTGCTTCCGTAATATTCTTGTCAGAATAGCACTGAATTTCAATTACAGATTTCACAGAATTTTCGGAATTTTCCAAGTCCATGCAAGCATCTGAATTATCAATCTGAACAACTGATATTGCCGGGAATGATGCAGGAGATTTGCTAGTATCGCTTGATACATTTTTACAAATTTCCGCTACATATGTTTTTATGTTGGTCAAAACTCTGTTTGATGCATCAATCACTTCCGAATACCTCCTTTGCGATATGGCTTATAACACTTATGTCTCGCAAATATTGAGCCGTTTCATACATAAAAGGTCTTGATGGCATACCATCGGTCCAATGCCATTTTCCGTCCCGGAAATAATACCATCCAGCTTCTCCGCGCTTGTTCGTGTCATATTTCCAATTTGCTATGGAAGTATCCGGGTGAGGATTTTTCGATCCTACAATTCCAGTTCCGAATTCAACGAATTTTGCCCACGGGCAATCAGTATAAATACAAAAAGAAGCTCCATCGTAGATGATGTCACCCTGTTTCAGTTTCATGCTTTCAAGAAGTTCGCCAGTATAAACAGCGTCCTTGCTACCGATTTTCATTTCAGCAATTGCAACGCCTTCTTCTGCCATTTTTCTGGCAAATTCTTCGCATTTCTCTTGCAGTCCATATCTATACTTTCGTATTTCTTTAGACAATGCTCTGAATCCCCTCGCCGACAATCCAGTTGTATACTTAGGCATTCTTCTTCCTCGCTTTCAGTGCAACTACAAGACCATTTAAGCCATCTGCAATTCCGGCAACAGCATAATCAGCAGATTCCTTATCCGCCGTTCCATCTGTGTTCACAACCGGTTCCGACCTCCAAACAAGAGTTTCCTCTGTAATAGGAAGTTTCTCAACTGTAGACATCGTTCTTGTGTAGTCCAGATTCGTTCCAAACACATCAGCATAGGCATTCCCTTTGCTTGCTGATAAAGATGCAAAAAAAAGAACCGGGGGACCGTAACCATTGTCACTATCCCCCGTATAATCTCCATTTTCATCCAAAATCGGAATATCTTTGCTGTAATTGGAATACCATAATTTTATTGTATTTTTCTTCAAGTTTCTCAATGCGCTATCCCTCCACCATTCTTGCGCACATATCCCTGCAACTATTCCGGTAACTTCACCAAAATGGTCACGCACAATCTTCTTGTAACTTAACCCAGTTACCGGGAGATAAACGGATCACCTTGCCTTTCTTAAACCAGTGTGCATATAGCAACAACTCCTTCAAGACATGTTTCTCTGGAAAACCACGTTCTGGTTCCAGTATTATCATTGTGGGAGCTTTCTCCCTCAACTCCAATTTGATTGTAATCGTACAGTGCTAATCCACGAATGTTTGGATAAAAGTGTTCCATGTCTTTTTCTATGAATTCATCTTCGTATGACTCAGGGTAATTCCGCGTTCTGCATACCTCTTTATATGCATTTTTTACTTTGATTTTCAGAATGGATAGATCTGATTCTTCTGATATACCCAATTCTATTTTTAAATCCTCATATATCTCTTCAATCAATTTATCCATTCAACCACCTTATTTCTTCGCTGTTCTTCCGACTTTCGTCTTTACTTCCGCAGTTGGTTCTTCTTTATCAATTTTCACACGAGTCCAACCACTTAACAAAAAAGCTGAGGCCTGAATCTCAGACCACACACTCATTCTTGCTCCATCTTTTTCAACTGTAATCATGATTGATCACTCCTTAAGCTGCCGGATTCTGGCACACGCCGATTGCATCTTTCTTCTGGTCGAGTACGAATGCATCGTAACGAATACGTCCCTCTACAAGATGTCCAGAGATGCCCGGTGCATCATCGTGAATCTTGTACTCCGTCAGCTTGATTGGTGCCGGCATAACAATCGGATTTGTGATAATAAAGTTTGTATCCTTTGGGAAGTAAGACTTTGGTGCTTTGATGATGTACACGCCATCAACCTCGCCAACAAGACCGTTGATGGAAATCTGTGTCGCCATATCTCCCTTCTTAGTAAACGCCTCATCCAGTTTAAGCATATTGTAGTAGCCAGGTGTGCACATGCAAAGTCTTCCACCTACAGGCACTTTCTTATTATCAAGAATCTCCTGCACGCTTAAGAATTTCTCATATGCATTCGTCTTGGTAACTGCAACATCCTTTACAACATTCGCTACAGGAGCACCTGCTACGAGCTTAGAAATTCTGTAAGCATCTACTTCTGGAATAACAACCTCGTCGATCTGTCTGCGGAGTGCTGCGGCTGCTGCCATAACTCCCATAGTGTCATCTTCACTCTTCTTATCAATTGTGAATGTGAAGGAACGGTCTTTTTCAAGCTTCATCTCCTGAACTTCATTATCAAGCTCTGCCGGAGTTCCGTATCTATTTGCACCCGTCAGCTTGTAATCATTCATATCTGCTGTTGGTACAGAATACACTTTTACGGTTTCGACTCCGATCCAGTCATATGCGTAATTCACGAGTGCTGATGTCAGCATCCCAAGTTTAAATCTTTCGTCCACCACTGGTGAATATTTTTCAGCGTAATTTACTGCCATTTTAAGTCTCTCCTTTTACTAACTTTTTGTAATCAGCGAATGCTACTTTCGCATCCGGTATTTACAGGAAGATCAGCCGTTAAATCCTTTCAGAAATGGATCATCTTTCCCTTCTTCGCCCTGTCCGGCATTAACCGGCGGTCTACTTTTCTGCCATTCAGCCTGTGCAGCCTTAATGGATGCATCGTTAAATTTCTTATAAAGTTCCGTCACCTTATCGCTCTCTCCAGCAAGCTCAGCTGTAGCAGCTTCTTCTGCCATCTCCTCTGACATTCCAATTGCCATGAAACGCTTTTGTGCATCAATCTTGGCAAGTTTTTCTTCAAGCTCTTTTGTATGTCTTTCTTTGGCTTCTTCTGCCTCTCTCTTTGCTTCTGCTTCCTGTTCTTCTGCTGTCTGCTTAGCTTTCAGCTGTTTCCGGTAATTAGCAGCTTCGGAAGATGTCTTGTTATAGTCGTTCTGAAGCTTCGCATTTTTAGCTCTTTCCTGTGCAAGCAATGTCTGCGCTTCTTCAAGAGTCATCTCATGCTCTTCCGGCTGATTTTCCGGTTCCTGATTCTGCTGTCCCTGTCCTTCAAGGTTTTTGTTGTCTTCCATAATTATTAAGTTCCTTTCTTTCGCGTTTAGAGTTCTCTCTCATCAGTTACATTTCGCGATTATAGTCTTCTCTGACTTCCGCGTTTGTTAAGGCACTTCTCTGTGCCAAAATAAAAACAGCCACATTTCTGTGACTGTAATTTTAAAAATAAATAATTGAGCACCTGCAATTGATTATTTCTTTCGCATCTGCCCCTAATGAAGTATCTTTCGGGAACATCATCCAGGAATCTCCAACATGAAAAGCTTGTCCTATTGGTATATACTTCCCGTTAATCTCCCGATGATCTTTCCTTGTTACCTCGTCTATGATTGATTCCCACCGCTTCATTGTGCGACCGGAATTAGTAGCTTCCATATATCTGATATGATTGATTGCTGTATTGACTTCATT